TCTTACCGAAACGCCTGTGCATCACAAGCACATTCCAACGCTTCAAACTCTCATGCATCTCAGCCTGTAACACTCTAGGCTTGTAAGGTATCTTAACTTGCATCTGTTTCCCAGACTATCCGAACAGTGCCATCGCCTATCTCAACACCGGCCCTGTTCTTCTGCTCACCATACCTGTCAGGCAATAACTTCCCAACCTTCCATCTAACATGAGTGGCATAATCTCTCAGCACATTAGGGTCATAATCCTTCTCACCCCTCAAACGCTGCTGGTATAACTCATCTAACTCTTCTACAGCCTTTTCAGCACTCTGCTGCTGGGCCGTCCTTATCCTACGCTCTAACTCAGCATCCTTGCCCATACGGCTGTAAATGTTACGCCTACTTATACTCAACTCAGTACAAGAACGAGCAAGACTATGACCCTCCATAATCATGCCAACCAAGTCATCAATCCGTGTCTTTGTAAGCTTTGCCATGCCTCAACATAGTCATTCAGACTGTGTGTGTAAACGTAGTATTTAACATATATAATGTAGGCTAGGCTGTGTTGGGGTCTATGCCTATATTTTATGCCCCCCGTACAGCGTCAAGCTTGCAATGCTAGGGTTGGAATTGTGCAATCATTGCCGTGCGAAACAGTGAGCGTTTTATCTCATAAAAAAAAACACCAACCAATCAAAATAAATCTGGCTGATCCAGTCAGCAAGGTCTGCTATGTAATGTGGGTAATGTTTGCCTTACATTGTAAGCAATGTTTGCCGATCACTGTATACAGTATTTAATATCATATATTTTTATGCTTGACCATTTGACCATTGTTCATTATATACTGAAAAAAACCGCCCAAAAAACAGGGCAAACTAGCAAAACTGGCGGAAAACTGGGAAAAACACCGTCGAATCAAAAGGATCAAAAAGGATGATATATAAAGCAATTCACCTTGGCGCAAAAATGAAGGCCAAAAAAGACAGCGGTGGCAGATGGATGGTTGGCGGTGATTATGACACTAACAACGCATTAATCATGCTTCCAAAAGTTTGCAAAAAAACAGACCTTATAAGCGGTAGGGTTACAATTTCAGAGCGTATGGCTTGGCATGAATTGCGAGGTGCGGTTCTTAAATTTCAAGACTGGGCTACTGAAGAACAAATCGAAATGACAATAGAACAATGGGCTGAGGATCAAGCCGAACAAGTCGGAAAAGAGGCTTATGGCTATCTTACTATTAACGACTAATTAGCAAACGAAAGGATCAAAACAATGAGCAATTCAGACACAATCTTATTTATGACACTTGGCATGGTTTTCATGTTGTCAGCAATGGTAGACATATTGACTCAAGTAATGCCTCACCCATTTTTGACAATTCTTTTGGGTGTTACTGGCCTTGTTATGTTTCATCTACCAATGATTCTAACAAGCCTCAAAATCAAATAGCAAACGAAAGGATCAAAACAATGTCTTACAAAAATGTTTCCAATTATGATATTGCCATGGATATTTACCAAAAGATAATGGCAGCTAAAACAATGTATGCGTGTAAATACGGATCATTGAGATATAATCCAGAACAAGATCATATAAATATCAATGAGATTGTTGAGCACTTATATTTTATCAAACACACTGATAAAACACCTATAGCAGACTAATGGAAGGATCAAGCTATGACCAAACTTGAATTTATTGCTTTATGTAATGAGCTGACACTAGATCCAAATTTAGTGTTAGATGATGACAACGTGCAAGCCATGTTGATCAGCCGTGAAGATCAAGAATTAAAAGAATATCTTGAGTCAGAATATTAATTAGCAAACGAAAGGATCAGAATAATGAAACACTATAAACAGATTAGTTATGCCTTTGCGACTAGCAAACAGGCTGAGGAATTAGGACACGGCAAAACAGGCTGTTTTTATGTTGAAGAAACATATTACAACATTGAAGGATCAGGACAGAATAACAGTTTTGTTTCAAATAACAGTGAAGGATTTACAGATAAACATGATCCTGATCTTATTCAGCTATTACATGAAACAAACGGCAATCTGCATCCTGAAGCTTTAAAATGGGCTAATCAGGACATTGATCAAGCTTGGCGTGTAGGCAAAACAAAAGAGCAGATGATTAAAGATCAGCTAATAGAAAAGGCTGGTATTAATAAATCATGGGCAGATGATCACATTGAAATCATCATGGGATAACTTACTGGCTAGGCCGTGTCATGCGGCCTTGCCTTTTAAATGGCCTTGCAAGGCTGTTTAAATGGCAATCATGCCAAACATAGCAAACAAGGAAAGGATCAAGGCTATGAAAGTTAAAAACATCACATCACGCAATGGCAACAAAATTGCTAACCAATTTATCGTAATTGATGGCGAGTTTGAGTATTTCCAATCATATGATTCAGTAATTGCACAACGTCATATTTCATCGGGTGTTGTTAAGTTGGATCAGCATTACTGGGATTATTCAGCCACAACTGGCAAGTATAGAAACCAATTTTTAGGCATGGATAAAAAGCAAACTGAAAAAGAGATCAAGGCTGGGAATATTGCTTTGGTTAATCTGAATTAAGAAAGGATCAAGGTAATGATTACTCAAGAAATAACACAATCAGACTTCACTGGGAATCAGGTAATCAGGGGTTCATTTAGCTATCAGGCAGCGATCAAGCTTTATAATTACTATGAAGAATTGAGCGATGATCAAGGCGAGCCGATAGATTTTGATCCCGTTGCCTTTAGATGTGAGTGGCATGAATATGGGGATCTTGATGAAATGATGAACGACTTTGATCATTTACTAGATGAGAATCACGATCCAGAAAACTTTATTGAAGCTTTGAAAAACGCAACAAGAATTATTCCAGTTGGTGCTGGCTATCTTGTGAGAGAGTTTTGATCATGCTTAAAAAGATAAACAACTTCCTAATCAGATACGAAAACTTATTAGCTGGCCTTGTCTTTATGGCTACAGTTTGGGGCTTTACAGTTTTAATGATGATTTAAAGCCCGTCAGCCTTTATGTCTGCCTTGTCTGGTGGTTTACTACCGGCAAGGCAGTGATAAACGCTGAGTAGCGTTTAAATCGCCAGTAATGGCATAACTAGCAAGAAAGGATCAAAATCATGAAAAAAATGGACGCAATTAAGGCTATTGTTCATCTGGAAACAACGGCAGAATATTACTGCACAAAAGGCAGCAAAAGGCAGCGAGATTGCTTATCAGATTCTCATCAATTAAGGATGCAGCAAGATCCGCCAGAAACACGCAAGTTATATCAACTTCAATCTATAGTAAGACACGCAAACTGAGAGAGAGGATCAAATAATGAAAAGCAATCATTACAAGCTAGTTAATAAAACTAGCAAAATAATAAAAGCGCAAGGATCAGCAGCGGAAATGCGTAAATTATGCAAAAAGAATCCTGATCAATATGCAGTTTACCTATCACCGAGCACTAGCATTGGCGATAAAGTAAAGTAAAAGAGAAAGGGCAAATTATGGAAACGTGGGTAATATTTTATACAGAAAGGCTGCCTTATGGTGAGCCGCACCAATTATGGGCAGATGATGTTACACCCAATGTATATCTGCATGATCACTGGGAAATAGCAGAGACAGAGAAAGAGGCAAGGGAATTATTTGCACAAATAAAAGAGAGAGACAGCACCCATTGTGGCGGCATCTCAAAAATTATTGATAGTACGGACTGGTAAAAGAGAAAGGGCAGCTATGCGTTGGATTCATAGCCGCCCTTTACTAGCAAACATGGGTGGATCAAGACCCATGAGAAAGGGATAACATGAATAAAGAAATGACACCAGCACAATTTAAGGCCGAAAGAGAGAGGCTGAAAATTACAGCTAAACAATTCGGTCAGCTACTAGGGGTATCAGAGAGGGCAGTGTTTTACTATGAACATGGTCAAAGAAAGATACCCAAGCCAGTGCAGCTTCTAGTGCTGCTGTACAAAAAACACGCAGTTGTAGAGTAAAAGAGAAAGGATCAAGCTAATGAAAATAACAACAATCAAATACAATAAAAACGGATCATTAACTGTTTACGTTCCAAAAGATCAAACAGAAGTTTTTAATTGGATTCTTTATGAGGGAATAGCTGGGCTTGGTAGCGATGAAGATCTAGAAGAACTAGGCTTTAAAGATTACACAAAAGATTGGCGAGGGATTGAAGTAAAATAATCAATGCCGCACGGCACATAGCAATGCTTTGTAATGATGCAGAGCATTGCTTTTTTTATTTATAAAAAAAAGAGAAAGGGAGCATTGCCTTGCAGTTCTGCCGCATGGCAATGTAAAGAGAAATCTAAATATCATATATTTTTGTCTTCGCATAGCCCCTCTTCAGATATTTTTTCACGAATAATGTACCAAAGATCTGAAAGAGAAAGGGTGCAAGTTATGCCGGTATAGTCATACTCGCTGTTGATAACTGACAGAGAAATGACGGCTCTTGGTTCTTGGTAGTCAAACTTATACACAAGGACAGGCTCATTATCCCCAGCTTGTTCACAAGCTTGCATCCACCAATCTGCTTTATGAGTGTAGCCCTTGGCATATGCCTTACACTCAATAGCAAAGCCAGGTATGATAATATCTGACTGCCCCTTAGTCTGGTATTGAGAGAGGTTACGCTTTGGTCTGAATCCTAAGTGTTGGTCTATCTCATTGCATAGCCATAGCTCGAATCTACTTCCTTTATCTCTACTTTTCTTGCCCATCATAGCCACCTCAGTTGAGTATCTGTATTGCCCTGTTGCCATATATACCACGCAAAAGCTATGAAACCTGTTGATCCCTCTGGCTGTTCTTCATCGCCTCTCCACATCGTCAAACGCTCAGAGAAAACGTGAACTCTTGCTGGCGGTTGCCTGTTGTATATATCAGCCCTGCGCTGCTTGCCTTCCAAGAAAGCCAGACGCAGAAGCATTGCGAAATATGGCAG